CGCAACCGCCTCGGCGTCGATCTGCTTCTCGGCATCGGGATCGAGTACGCCCTTCCGCCGAATCCGTTCGGCAAACATGTCGGCCATCCGCAGCCCACGGTCGAACGACTGGTGAACCATCACGTAGTACCGGCAGCTCATCACGGCGTCCGTGAACACCGGATTGATGATCAGCGTCTCGGCGCCCAGCCCGCAGTCGGCTAGGTGCTCTTTGACGTACGCAAAATTCGATCTTTCCACGGGTGAACAGCGGAAATACCGCCAGGCTGCGACGTAGTACTCACTGAAATCGTCCCCCTCATAGTTGACTTGCTCGACCCAGCGCTTGAGGTACCGGGGGACGTATGCTGCTTCCATGTCAATCCTTGCATTGCTTTTCGAACTGTTGACGGGCTGACGCCTAGCGCCCTAGCCACCTCGCACTTATTGGTCTCCGCCCACGGCATGCGCCGCAGCCTCTCCACAGTGCTGGCGTGCAGCTTACCCAAGTATTCATCGGGATGCGAGCACATCGGCTTTTTTGCTTGGCTATACAAATGTCTGGGCTCACAGCACCGCATATCACCGCATGTCTGCGCGATGAAGAGTTTCGTGATGTCCTCATTGGGGTGCGTCGCCGCGTACACGATCCGGTGCGCCTTCCAGCTCTTGCCCTGGTACCCGAACTCTCCGCTGCCGGCAAAGTTCAGGGCCGCCGTCCAGATCAGACACTCCCCATGCGATTCAAGTTTACGGCTGAAGTTTCGCAGCTCCTTCTCGGTGAGCCCGTGAAGGCGCAGTAACAGGCTGAGGTCGTCGTCTATCATTCGCAAGCGCTTGCCAGCCAGGCGGCCCACATCAGCTCAGAAATAGCCCGCGTGCGCGGCTTTCCGGCTTCAGGTAGTTTATTGAAACGCCTGAAATACCAGTTGGTGAAGGCGGTCCGTTCACTCCTCTCATCAATCGGTGGCTCAGGGAGGTCGCGCATTACAAATCAGCTTTGGCGAGAATCTCGCGTGCTTTCGTAGCCTCGCAATCAGAAATAAACTCATAAGTCTCGATCAGATCGCGCAGCGCATCTAACATAGCAGGTGCTGCTGCGATCAGGCGGGCGTTCGCACTCGCGTTTTTGAATGCGCCGTGCCGGTCAAACATGTGCACTATGGTCTGACCGGTTTGGCCGCCGTTGTCCACATGGACCATCGTAAATCCATCCACGGTGTCAGCCATCCACGGCCCCGGCGTATGCGCGCTCATTGCACCCACCCGAACACGACGCCGTCCAGCTCGTCGGCGACTTCCTTGGCGGCTTCACGGGTGGTGAATTCCGTGGCTTGACTCCAATCGTTGGCGCTTAATCCGCCAATCGCATATATCATTGGACCTGAATACCATTTTCCTTTGGTATCAAAGTATACGTAGTAGAGGATGATCATATGGGCCTCTCCATGGGGATCTCGGCATCCTGTAAGGCACGAACGGCGCGTTCCGCCATCGCATCCGCCATGTTATTCACCACGTCCGTTCCGTGGGCGGGCCACGCCTGCACGATGGCTCGAAGCGCATCGGCAAGGATCTGTGCCTGTTGTTTGATTGTCATCTCATTTCTCCGGTTGTTTCCAGGCCTCAACCATACAGACTCCCAAACCACCTGTCAAGCTGTTTGGTTCTTTGTTTGGTCTGCTTCTTATCAGTGGGCGGGTTCAGGAGTGCACGCCAGTCCTCTCCCCAGATTGGGGCTAGGACTGGGTCCGGTCGTTCAGCGAGCTGGGACGAGTCGGCACTGGTGTGTTGCTTTCTAAGTACAGGCCCTCACACCTTGCCAGTGGCCCTGCCGTGATGTACACTCCCCCAGTACGGCGTTCGTTTTGTCGAGCGCTGATGCCTGAAGCGCGCGTCCACTCGACGGGAAGGATGGTAACATGACGAAAGTGACCGGAAAGTCTCAAACCGATTTGCATAGCCTCGATGAGGAGGCGTGGGCCCTGTGGGTCGATTACAGGAAGCAGATCAAGAAACCATTATTCCCAGTGTCTTGGCCGCTAGCCCAGCGTAAGCTACAGCGATTCGGCGCCACGCAGATGCGGGTCGTTGAGCAGTCCATCGAGAATGGATGGCAGGGCTTGTTTGCGCTCAAGGAAGATGCTAACGTCGACGCCGGCTCATTTGACGTAGAGGCGCCGTGGTAGATATAGATAAACCCAGTTTTTCCGATGCGCTGAAACATTTCGGAACTGTGCACAAGTTCACAGTTACGGATGCTGTGCGGCTCGCCTGGTGGGAGGATTTGCATGATATGAGCCGCGCCGATTTCGATAGAGCTTGCATCGAGCTACGTCGCACTAGCGCCTGGTTTCCTAAGCCGTTTCAATTCCGCCAGGCGGCGCGAAAGGGGTGGATGTGAAAAAAGATCCGGTGCGCGCACAGGCAAAAGTTGCTGGAGATATCAAGTATATTGGAAATCCGTGCAGCGTTTGCAGCGGTGTTCATAGATATACGAAAAATGGCGGATGCGTCAGATGCAATATTAAGCATACAATGGCCTGGGCTAAGCGTAACCCAGTAAAAACAGATGCAATTAATGCCCGTACTCGCGTCAAAAATGCCGAAAGGCGACGAATGGCAGTCTGGGTATGTAATAAAATGCCAACGCCAACGAGAGTAAGGCCAAACTCATGCGAAATATGTGCTGGAGTTAATAAAAATGGCAAGGTCCTCTCTCTTGATCATTGCCATAAATCAAATATCTTTAGAGGTTGGTTGTGCAATAAATGCAATACCGGGCTTGGTAAATTAGGGGACAGCGTGCATAGTCTAGAGCGAGCGCTAGCGTATCTGAGGCTCGCATATGGAAATTGAGGAAATCCTTTCTCGACTTGAAAAAGTAAAATCAACCGGCAAAGATAAGTGGATTGCACGGTGCCCATCTCATGCAGACAAAACCCCAAGTATGTCTATCAAATTAGCCGATGATGGCAGGGTTTTGTTTCATGATTTTGGTGGTTGCTCGGTATTTGATATTTGTGGATCTATAGGAATAGAAGTTAAGGAACTCTTCCCGCCCTCGCACGACCACAGCTGGCGGAGCGAGGAGAAACGCTTGGTAGGTGCCATCCGGTTTACGGCCATGGATGCTCTTCGTGGGTTAAGTCATGAGGGAGCCGTCCTCGCTATCATGGCCGCCGACATGGCAGAAGGCCGTGTACTCACCCCCAAGGATCGCAAACGGCTAGCTGTCGCATGTGATAGGATCTCGACCGCCCTAGGCTACATTCAGGCAAACGACGGATGAAAATCGACGCAAAGCAGCGTTTGGCGGACGTCGACCACAGTCTGGCGGCAGCGGATAGCATCGCGGCGGCGCGCAAGGCGGCCGGCATCTACATCACCAAGGAGTCGAAGGGGGTGAACGATACCCCGGAGCGCATCCTATACGATGCAGGCGAAGAGACCGCCGAGCAGATGCTGGCCGCCTACAAGCTCAAGATGGAGAACTTCGACACCATCAATCTGGATCCTGATGGCAAGATCCTGAGGCTATTCAGTGAGGAATTCACCATCCTGTCGGGGCGTACGGGCACCGGCAAGACCACGCTGCTGCGGCAGATAGTATGTGACCTCCTGAAGCTCAATCGGAATGTCTTCGTAGCCACCCTCGAACAGAGTCCGGCGCACTACCTGATCGAGTTGGCGGCGACCGCCGCCGGGGTAGAGATGCCCACCGAGATGCAGTTGCAGTCCTTCCTGGATACATATGGGCCCCAGCTCAAGCTCTGGGGCATGATCGGTGTTGCAGAGCACAAGAAGATCCTCGCCACCGTCCGCGATCTGGCCGACGCAGGGCTCAATTACGCGGTGATAGACAGCCTGATGATGCTCGACATCGACAGCCAGGACTTCGAGGCACAGCGGCGCTTTGCGGCGCTCCTGGCGGCAACCGTGCGCGCCAAACGGGTACATGTCATTCTGGTGGCACATCCCAAAAAGCAGATGAGTGGCGAACAGGAGCCATCCACGGACGACGTCTGCGGCAGCTCTAACCTAGTGAACCTGTGCGATAATGCATGGTTTGTGAGGCGCGGGCCGGAGGCGGTAGCAGACTCAGGCATCACGCAGATGGAGGTTCATAATCTGAAGGCGCGCACCTACGGTAATGGCTGTCCTGGTGTGATCACGGGTTGCTTCTATTACCGGCAGCGGCAGTTCCATATAAATGCGAACGCGAACGAGCCAACGCACTATCTGCCGGATGCGCAGTACCCGGCGACCGGGCTGACGGATGAGATGCCAGAGCATCTTATGCATCCTGGCGCGTTCCAGGTCGATAGGCAGGATATCAGGGCTCCTTGGGATATGGAATAGGTGTACAATGGCTGGTAATGCGGAGGAATCGAAATGGATGGGAAAAGTGGCAGCATTCGGATGTATCGCATGCAAGCTGAGGCTTGGAACTCACGAACCGACTACGATTCATCACATCACGGACTGCGGGCGTCGATTGGGTCATCTATTTACGATCCCTTTATGCCCATGGCACCATCAGTCGTATATCAAGCCAGGGATGACTGGGAAGAGAATGGAGCAGACTTTTGGTCCTAGCCTGGCTAAATCTAAGGCTGAATTCGTGCGCGTCTTCGGCACTGAACTCGAACTACTTGCGAAGGTGAAAGAATGTCTTGGCTTATGACTCAACCCCGCCTTACCCAGGTCTACACGTTCACCGTGGCGCGTCTCAATGACTGCGGTATTCGACCGAATGGCGCCGTGATTAAGCCTTGGATACGTGAGGAGATGGATCAGATCGACCCGGTGCCAACGAAGTTCGAATGCGAGATGGTGCTCGTCGGCATGGTCACTGAGGGCGTACGCTTCCAGGGCGATGCGACGAGCGCAGACCGGTTCGCGGCTGAGCCGCTGTTCGCCGGCAGCCTGATGGGCAAAATAAAATGAAACATCCAGAGCGCGAGCAACAGGTCCTCTTTTTTAGATGGACCGAGCTGATCAAGTACAACGGCATCAAGCTGCGCTCATACTGCTACAGCGTCCCCAACGAGCTGCCGTTCAGCGGCAAGAAGGCGATGCTAGCCATGCTTAACCTACGCGCCGCCGGGCTTACTAAGGGCGTATTTGATATAGAGTGCATGATCCCGATGGCGCCATACACCGGCCTGCACATCGAGATGAAGGCACCAAAGCCCGCTAAAAGCAAAGTCAGCGACGAGCAGAAGGAGATTCGCAAGATGCTGGAACTCTGCAAACGGAAATGCTGTATATGCTATAGCTTCGAGGAAGCCAAGGCTGCGATGCTATCCTACTTGGTTCTTGATGAATACATCAAACATGGATAAAACAAATCCCGCTCTTGATCTATATATCAATATCGCACGTGATGTCCATATCCTGTCGCAGTTCACTGTGCCGCAGATGACACCATGGCGTAATTATTCGATGCAGCGTGGAGCATGGGATTCACAGGTACCCAGTGACGTCAAGAAGCGATTCGCTGAGCAGGAATACGTGATTATAGAGAAACACTTCGTCTACCTGACAGCGGCGGCGAAGGGAATCATTGGCTATAAACCAGACGACCCGGAGAAGGTTACATGAAGAAAACAAAATTTAGCGACGAGGCGATCAACATCGCCGACAAGATGGTCAATGACTACGCGAACCTTGAGCGTAACCTGCGCGAGCTACGCACCGTGCTGGCGGCGATCTGCTTTCAGCAGGACGACAAGTCACTGATGGTGCCATTCTCATCGATGGTGCTACCACCAGGTATTGAGTTGGAGGTCAGTGTGGATCATGAGAATGATGCGTTCCAGTTCCGTCTGATCGGCTTAGATTCCACCAGCATCGAGAACGTCGTTAACGATTCCGCCCCGGGAGAAGGCGCCGGCCTTCCCGGTAATAACTAAATCCCTAGCCGACTCAGGTGAGATACCCAAACGTTGAGCGAGTTTACCAATCTGTGTCGACAGAATTTCGAGCTTCGGTGCGCCGATATCTGACTTCACGCCAGTGTAAGGACTGTATGCACCCCAAGCTAGAGCCTGCGCTGGCACGGACTCTAGACTTGCTGGAGCAGCTACGCGATTACGCCACCAGGGCGCCAATGTCTGCATCTCAGGTGTTGAAACTGACGAACCTGGCACAATTTCTTGACCCTTCGATGTCCGGGTGCCTCGCGTGTCTGCTAAGCCCACTCCGCGCGCCCAGTGAGCGTCGCCTACCGGTGTTTCCGTTTGGAAGCCAGTCTCCGGTACACCACTCGACTGAATGTAGAGCGGCACCTTTGGAGACTTCATCTGCACCTTACCGGTCTCCAGGTACTGCTGCATAGGCAGACCTTGTGCAGTCTTATGATAGACATGTCCTGGCAAATCCGCCATATCTGCCGGCGCGGTACCGCCCATACCACCACCGAATCGCAGAAAGTCATTGAATCTGCCCTCATTGGAGAGCCAGTGCGCGCCAGTTCCACGAGCGATTTCAGTGCCCACGTCACTGCCAGGAGACGCCATGCCTACCATCGTGTTGAAGTGCGCGTACCTTGACGGCGCTTCCTCATCCCCGTATATTTGACGGAAGCGCTCGTACAGTGGATCCATCGCATACCAGCCAGTCATGCCCTTGAAAAGTTTAGGAGATTTACGTGCCTCACTCATCATGTCTATCAAGCGCTGCTCGTTCTTTGGAGTCATTACATCGCGAGCTGCTGCAGCGCCTGTCGGATTCTGTTTCGCTCCAGGCAGGTTACCCAGCTCGTTTCCCTGGCGGCTCAGCGCCAAGTCTGACAGGTCAGAGCGCGATACTCCAAACAGCTGCTGCAATAGAGGATCTTCTGGGCCAACTTTCTGGGTGGCATCTGCAATCACTGTTCGAGGATCGCCGTATACTCCAGGAAAGGCATTCCGCTGCGGATTCGCAACCGTCTGCTGTCCCGGCTTCCACGGAGCCTGCGCTCGTGGGGAGCCCTGTAGATATTTCTCGACGAGATCGGGATCCGGTGCTGAGGTGGGTGGCACATCAACCGGGGAAGTGGTACTAGCTCCATGAATATCCCCTGTCCCAAGATCCTGAAATCCTGGTACACCGTGCTGACGTGCGACGTCGGACGCGTGCTCGAAGTCTGGGGTGACATGAGCTACGTGGAGGTAGCTATTTCCGTTTTCGTCGCCATGTACGTGAAGCGATGCCTGCGGGTCCTCGTCGAACGCATCCTGGTGCGTCATCATGAAGTCGTGCAGGTCGTCGGGGGACGGCGGATGATCAAGCGCAATACTGCGTGCCGGCTGTGTAGGGACCGCGTATCCGCTGGTATGCAGCTCGCCGCTGGTCGGGTTGTACGTAACGCCACCGTGCGTGGTTACCTGACCCGCGAGGTGTTCGGCCTCTGGGGCGTATCGCCGCACAAGCGCCCCTAAGCCTCCCAGAGCGGTGCCGACCTCCCCTCCCTCGGCAAATCTTGGGTCATTGGACGGATCACGCTGGGAATGTCCCAGGTCGATTGTAGGTGGCATCTGGTCTAGATCAGGGATCGATGGCACGGACTGCGGAGCGCCGAACTTCTTCCAGTCGCCCATTAGCTCTGGATTATGGTTTCCCAGACTCCAGCCTTCCTCTCCAGGGGTACCGCTCTCAAGCTGCAGCGCGGGACGCGGGGCGGTCGCTCTGCCGCTGTAGGTCTGTGCCCTGACGGTGTACACGTTCCCCTTCGGACTCAGTAGACGCTCTCCTACCTCGTGCGGATAGACGCCGTTGTCCTTCCAGTGCTGGATGATCTGCTTTAGCTGATCTGCCTTCGTCTGCATGGCGGCTTGATTGGTCTTCGCGAACGCTGCTAATGCGCGCTCCGTCGGCGTACTCGCGCCCAGTGGCGTCACGGTGGCATACTTCTTGACGAGATTTCCAATGCCGCCCAGGATTGGGCCCACTTCCCCACCTTCGGCGAAGTCGCTGGTATCGGTGGTGTCATCGATTGGCGATACTGCGGATGTTTCGTTGTCCCTGAAGCGCGTTTTTGGTTTGGTGCCACGACCTTGTCGTGAGAACATATCTGAAACGTTGCTTTGCGGTAGCTGTGGAGTAGGAACTGATGTTGGTGCCGGATTTGGGTTCTTCATCTGCTCGATGAAGTCATCTACCTCACCAGGATGGAATCCTGACCATTCGCGCGCTCTCTCTGGCCCTGGTCCGAGTCTCGTAGCTGGAGTTGGACCAAACATCCTGGCTTGCCCACGGAATAACCCTTCCCCCTCCGGAACATGATAGCCGGCGTAGCCCGCATCCTTGATCGAATCTTCAGCCTCGCTGAAGTTTTGTGCGGCAGCGCGAAGTCCCTGGGGATCGCTTGAGATGTCGTACATCGATGATTTTGGTACGCTTACCCTATACGGCGTCTTAGATTCCAGTCCTTGCTCGATCTTGGTGGGGTCGATGTCCCATGGATAGAGGCTAGTCGTCTTCGTACCGCCGCGACGAGCTTCCGCACCCTTGATCCCGGTGCCGTAGAACCGAGGATCTAGAGTAACTTCAGGACCAGACAGGTTGGACATGTGCAGAAAGTGTAGTTCTGGGTCTTCAAGGTTATTGAATTCCTCTGGCAGTATCCCTGTCTTTTGTGGGGCAAATACGGTATCAGCAGTCTTCGCCGTCCGGTTGGCTTCGCCATGTGGCCCGTAATTGAGCCAACTGTTCTGGCCGCGCGTCTCAGCGGTCATCGCCGGGCGGGCGAGATCGGAGTACATGCCGGCGTGCTGCCGCCAAGCATTCTCCTCGCCATTCGCGCGGAATCCTACGCCTTCTTTTGCGTGTCCAAAGTAGTCATGAACGGCCCTGAAAATATCATTGTTGGTGGCAGGTACTCCACCGAAATTCTCCCCTGACTGGGTGAGTAGCGGATTACCTGATACGTCCTCCCCAGCACTGCCAAATCCAGCATCTGTTGGGTAGACGAACATGTGGTTGTTTTTTCGCACGTCTTCGGCGGCAAGTCTTGGGCTGGCTGCATACGGGTCCTCTCCTGGTGGCATGAACTCGACATTCACTCCGGCTTTCTTCATGTGCTGGTACTGAGCCAACGTCTCCTTGATCATGGCATCATAAGACGCCTTCACTGCCGGGTCGTTTGGATTGTGAGGCATAGCCTCGAAGGCGCCAGCTATCTGCTTCGCGCGCGCCGGATCGACCTGGGCGTACGTGCTCGGTGGATTGTACGGGAGCCCGGCTTCCTTCATATAGGCAGTAGCCGCATCTCGTGCAGGCTGGTGCGGGCCGACTTCGAATGTCCCCACACCGGGTACCGTGGCCTTACGCGGCATGCCCTTCAGTGCCTCGGTCTGCTTGATTAGATCTCCGAGCCCGGCAAGTAGGCCGATCCGGCCACCTTTGGCGTGTGCCTGGCTGGCGATGTACTGCCCTGGCTCGGTCTCATCCTGTGGACGAGGGAAGGTCACGATAGGTTGCCCGTTCGAGCTGCGGATCACGGGTCCATCCACCGGGTCGTTGATCTCTTCATGCGCCGAGTTTAGGAACGAGTCCCCGGGGTGCTTCATGTAGGTCTTCATCGCCGGTACGCTGACCTGGGTATCGGAGGCGAAGTCCATTCCATTCTCATGGGCATGATTCAGTGCCCGCTGAAACAGCGATGTACCGATTCCTTGACCCTGCATATCTGGCCTAGTATCCATTCTGACCGACTGCATGGTATTCCCACGCCTGGCGACGATCTGACGGCTCAATAGGTCGCCAGTTTCCGGGTCGCGGGCGGTAAACGCCATCGTTCCCTCCGGATACTCGGCCGGCGGCGCCCATGGGGCTTGCGCCTCATTGGCGGGTTCCATCTGGATACTGTGCGCCGGACGCTGCCTGGCGGCCACAGCGCCCTCGTGGGCGGCCTGGCGGCCGGCGAAGGGCTCGGCGTAGGGTTGGGGCTCAATGCCCTCCTCAGTCATTCTCCGGCGGGCTGCGCCTTCCCTGGCCAGGGTACTGGCGTTCGCTCCGTCTGCAAGCAGGCGATCATGACCTAGATTCATCATCTCACCGGCTCCGGCCGGCAGCCGGGCGACGGCGCGCTCGGCCCCCGCCTCGGGGAAGACCGCATTTGGGGCCGCCTCGCCTATTGCCCCAACGATGCCGGCGACGGGTGCTCCCAGATACTTTCCGGCCAGCTCAGATGCTTTGGAGACGATACGCGGGTAATTGGCGGCTAATATGCCAACAGGAGACAATCTAGACGCATTGTGCACCGCACGACCGACCGCGTGATAGATCGGCGCGACCTGATTCTGTATGGTGCCGACACCTTCGGCGGACAACTCACCGGGCCCCATGCCCTCACTGACCTCGGCTCGGGCCCTTTCCATCGCATCTGGGCCCAATGGGAAAGCAGCGATACCAGACAACCCACCGACTATATTCGCGCCCCCGGTCTGTGCGAGATTGCGCAGTACATCCATGGCGCCTTTGTATTGCGCGATCTGGCCTTCTGTGTCTGGGGATGGGATTCGAGTTGCCATGTTCTACCGTAAGTGTTTCCAGTCGCCTGGGTGTTTTTTGCGCATGTAATCCATAAGGTCCATCTTCTCGTACTTCCGGCATAGATACGAAAGAGTAAGAGGCATTATGCTGTAGTCGCCTTCCTTGACTTCGTTGAGGACGACGATCCCGCGCCAATGGCGCTGGCACTGCGCTCCGCGATAATCCTCTTCGTGAAGATAGCAAGATCCGGCTACAAGTCCGTGACGTGTTTCACCGGTTGGGAAGATGCGGGACCCGTACAGCATACCCTGTTGGTGGCCTTGGCAAAATGATACGCCGATTTTATTAAGCCGGTTGTCGATGGATCCGCCAATCGCGAACTTCGACATCGACGACTGGAAGTAGTGGGCGTACGTGATGCCGTCGATGTCGACGGTTTGCAGGAATGGGTACCGCTTCCAGCCAGGAGATTTAAGGTGGTGAAGGCCGATGGTGCCCTCGTATTTGACGTCGTTCTCGACGGCGCGCGTGATTCGATTCTCGTGGTTGCCGAGCAAGTAGACCTGCTCTGGTGCCCATGCGCTCTTATTGCGCGACTGCCGCTTGATCTCTAGCCCAACGACGGAGTCATAGGTCGTGAAAAACTCATTCGCGGCCTCGATATCGTTTTCATACCGCGCTCCTTCGGTTTTCTTGGAGCCAGGCTTCTCATGCTGACTTAGGCTTGGCATGTCAGCATTGTCGCCGACGTGAATAACTACATCTGGTTGGTAATCGATGACAGCTTGCGCAATCCACTTATGATGGTCGGTAGGAACCCCTGGCTTCGCTTGGGTATCAGGAATTATGAGGTGACGGCGGTACGGTGATTTGCTCAAGCTGGCTCCTAGTTTTGCATCAGGCGAATGGTTTTCACCAGAGCGAGACCTGCGAGCTGCACGGACATCACTTCGATTCCGTACCGGAACGCACGTTTACGACAAGCTGCAGTGAGCTTATCTAGTATCTCGGTCGACCCGATTATATCGCACCAGTCATGGTCGCGCAACACGCGCCCCACTTCTCCCTGGCAGGCATCGCGGACGGCATGGTCGGTCTCTGCGATTTCTAACATGGCCTTGCGGATATCGTGGACCTTGTAAGTAATGATTGCATGGAACCCCACACTCTTTCCGTCTTTCGTGGTGATGCTCTCATTGCCCATGCTGTGAGTCGTCGGTACGACACTCTCATAAAGCACGTGATCGATGCGAAATGGCCACATAAAGTGTAGACCTGGTTCGACGACACGCACGAATTTCCCTAGTCTCAAAAGGACGCCCTGCTCGAAACTATCGAGTACTATCCAGAAACGGAAAAGCTCCATTGATTGAATCAGAAATTCTACAAGGCGGTCGAACACGATGCGCTCCTTCTGATGTATGCCAGTGCCAGCAGAAGACCGGCTTCATTATCCCCTAGTGCGCCGATTCCTACATTGCACTTGTGGCATAACCAACCACGAAATATACCGGTTTTGTGATCGTGATCCAGTCTAAAAGACCGTCCACGATTGCATGGCTTTGGAGTGCCACAGCATTCGCAATTTGCGGGCTCCGGCCTGGTCGGTTCTGGACATCCCTGATATTTCCTATTGGATGCTCGAACCTGGGCGCGTATCTTCTCTAGCTTTATCGGATCCTGGCGCAACCTTTTCTGACAGTCGCGCTGTTGCGCCTTGCGTTTCTCTGAAGCCATTGACTTCTCCTAGTGGCGCCTGCTATTCTAGCATCAATAGTGACAGGAGATGAAAATGCTTACGAATCAAATTGGTTTCTGTATATCGATGTTCGCCGCCATCCTGGTATGCGCCTCCGCTATCGGTGGTGGGAGGATACGTCGATGAGCCACGCAATCGTACTGGGACTCAGTATTTACTTTATAATACTTGGTCTTACGGGAAACTCTCGTTAATGGTCTTGAGCCGCCACAGATTGATCTATATGACGATCGAAATCTGATCCGACTGGGCCGCTTGGTGTATTTCCAGGATCTGGCGTAGTTGCTACTGACTCATCATGTGACCCAGTAGCTTCTTTGGCGGCCTGCTTAACCAGGTCCCAAAACGATGATTTTTTGTAGACTGATCCGCCATCGGCATGCCCAGCAAGTGCACCACTCTGGCCAGCATCAGCAAGATCGCTTTCAGCCTGTTCGCGCTCAGGGGCCGCCGCACCTACACCAACCGCCGCACCAGGTCCGAGAGATTCCAATGTCGGATTGACATATTTTGCCAATCCGGCTGGCATCCTGCTCATATAATAACGTGCAGCAAGTTTACTATTGAGGGCTCGATTACCAAGGATATTGGCGCCAACCGCCCCAAACGTATACGGATCAAATGCTGGTAATAGCGTATGCGCACCCAGTCCAACGCCACCAGCGATCATGTTCTTCTGTGCGGTTCCGCTATTCGGTATGCGCTCTTGAAGATTCTCTTTTCCGATATCTGCTAAATCCGAGAGTTTTCCTCTATTGTTCTTGGCGGTAATCAGGCGCTGCCGCAGCAAAGCCGGTGATACGCCTTCATTACCACCTTTTTCTACTAATGGCTCTATGGATTTGAGGTTCCTATACTGACCGCGTAGACCTTGCCAGGCATCATATGTGCCATGCGGAATGCCATTCTCCATCATCGACATAAATTCGTCTTGTAGACCACCAAAATAATGCTTTAGGTCTCCATCGGTCTCGCTACGAATTTGGCGCTGAAGTGCAGTATTCGCTTGCCGCCATGCGTCACCAGGTATGGTTCCAGTATTGGGATCTACGTGCGCAAATAACTGCTTAACTTTATCTTCTACTGCTTTGATATTCTCTGGTGTGGCGTTCGCGCGCGCATCTTGGACAACATTCATCATACCGCGAATATTATTCTGTGTTGGGATCGCGGTATGACTAGAGGCAACTTGGCCTATTGAGTTACCGACTAGATCCTTGGCATCATCTAGCATATCTGGAGTGATCGCTCCATGTGCATTCGGTATGCCAGATGCCCGCCCTATAGCATTATTGAATGCAGCACGCTGCTCGGCGGCGCGCGGTTCCGCCCCGCTTAATGGAAGCACATCAGTTAGGTTACTGTAATGTTTGAGGAATTTTGAATTACTAAGCTGTGGAACGCGCAGGTCTATCCCATATTTGCGTGCTAATTCGTATGCGGTACGCGCCGCCGGAGCTACACTATCGACGCCGGAGCGCACTACTTGCTGCGCCACCTTTCCCACTTCATTACCGGCTCCGGCTGATGCCGCACCGATGGCAGCATTACGTAGCCGCGTCTGACCGGTACCGACTGGTTCGATAGCGCCAATAGCTGCACCACCAGCTTCTGGGGCGATTACGCTGGCGAGTTTCGTGCCGGCGCTGATCAGGCCCGGTACCTTACTCGCGGCGCCAAGTACCTTCGCAATACCCATGCCCGGTAGCGCGAATGTTGCCGCCCCGCCGGCTACGTTACCTGCTAGTCCGGCGGCAGTTGCGTCTAGTGGCGCATTGATGCGACGATCTTCGTCGACTTGCTCTGGCGTACGCTGCCCGAATAATTGCGCTATTCCTTTACCGGTGTCGACCATGGATTGGCCGGCGCCGGCTAGAAAGCGGTCGATACCCTGCGAGGTCTTGATGCCAGTGTGGAATGGGCCAACTTGCAACTCACTGCCGCCAGCGCTCGGATCATAGGCTGACGTATTACCATTGCCGCCTTCCTTGGCGGCACCCCCGGGTGGCGTAATTGTTGGCACCGGACTAGGATCGTACTCGCCGTTATGGATCATCATAGCGATGTCTTGGGCGGCAGCCTGATCCTGATTGTTATGTGCCAACTGCAGTGCGTGCAGTAAGTCCTCTTGGGTGGCCATTATTTTGGCGCCATGTAGAGATCACCACCAGGCAGGTAGCGCTGCGCCAACGCGGTTACTGCGCTCTGCCCTGGGCGTTGTGGCAGAGGTGCGCTCATGCCGAGCGCTTTCTGAGTATCTGGCATCAGGAATCTGCTCTCGAAACTTCCGTATCGGCCACGAGTAGATTGGTCCCAGTTGAACTTAGTGAAGTGCATCTTGCCGGCCAGTAAATCCTGCCACTTCTGGATGATAGCGTTAAGCGCCTGAGGGCTATTCGCACTCGAAGCAGATGCGGCTAAGGCCTGGCGTTCAGCCTCTCCACCACCATTCGGAAGCACGGCCTTGCTGATTTCACCTGTTACGAAGTCTTTGACACCATTGAAGTTGGTAGGAGCTGGGCTACCCATGACCTTCTGATCCCAGGTGTTCTTGATATTATTGAGGATCGCGTTGTTGCCATTCGCTAGCTGACCGACGAGCGGCTTTAGTACAGCGATATGAGAAATCGCGGTATTGCCCGCATTCAATTCCTTGTGCGTTGCACCTTTCGTGTAATCATCGAGGACCTTTGCAGATTCCTTGTTCATCTGCTGCTCGGCCCAGAAGCTCTTGCCCGCGTCTCCAGCGGCCAATGCGCGCTCGTGGATTTTTGCAGTGATCTGAGACATAGCAACCGGATTACGCAGAATCGCCGACGGCAATGACTTCATGTCATTCTCAGCCAGATCAACCATTTCTGGTGTAACCATCCCGGTTGCCGTGAACTGCTGAAGAGCCATTTTTGCTTTTGTGCTGTTCTGTGCAACTTGCGCAGCTTGGGCGACATCGGCTGCCCGCATCTCAGGATGGTCGATCATTTTTGTAGGATCATTAGGATCCTGAGTATAGTACTTGTCGAACAGTTTCTGCGGTGCGGCGGCCTTTGACTCTGCGTTATTGTTCTCTGTCTGCTGGATGCGTTCCTGGGCGGTAAGCTGATTCATGCGCGCATTTGCCGCACCCAAGGTTGCCTGCGGAACTTGCATCCCGTAACTCATCAGGAGTTTCTGTTTCTCTAATTCGGCTTCACGTTGCTGTTTTAAGACATCCGCATTTGCGGCATTTATCCCACCTGGATTGAAACGCCCAGTTCCCGGTTCCCCGGTGCCTACGGCAGCAGCTATCTGATAAGCAGCTTCCTTTGGGCTTGGACCCATTTGCATGGATAGCAGACGTTGTGTGGCATCCTGTAACGCTTTACGCTGCTGTGCGTAAGCCTCAGTAGCGGAGCCAGCTGCTTGTCCATATTGTTCCCGCAAATCTCGCATCGCTTGCCGACCGGAACTGACACGAGCTTGCTTATCTGCTTGAGACCCCACAACGGCCGTAGAGAGCGCGCCAGGTGCTTCACTGCCGAATACATTATCCGCCGGATCTTGATTCTCATCCTGATCCATGGGGGCACCAAATGAATTTACTGCGTCGGTCATATCTTACCCTGGTGTACTGGCTGCGCCCAATCCGGCGAGTGCGCCGCCTGCGGTGACGAGCGGGGAATCGCCGATTGTGGCTGGCGTACCATTCGATGCGCCGTAGTTCGTGGTCGTGGTCGGGACTTGGATACCGGCGAGCGCGCCCTGCATGGCCGCAGCATTGGTAAGCGGTTGATTCTTCTGATTCAGGTAATCCTGGTATGCCAGATTCTCGTTCGCCTGGACTTGGGCCTGCTTCTGATTGCCCATCGCATTATTCTGATTAAGGGCGGAGATATTATTGCTCGTACCCTGACTACCAATATTGGCGAGTGCGCCACCCGCGTTAATGACGTCGGTGCCCGCGTTCTGTTCGGCGGTCTGTTGCGCCGTACCTAACTGTCCGGCGGTGCCGGCAAGAGCTGCCTGGCGCGCGGCGTCTGTTTGAGAGGCCCCCAATGATCCCTGATAACCAGCCTGCAATGCCCCGGCCTGTGCGTTGATGGTATTCTGATTGTTCTGCTGGAGTGCATTCTCCAGGAGATTCGCACCCTGCGTGCTATTGCCCGTGATGTTACCGGCACCTATGATGCTCGATTGAAGGGCTGGTAATGTATAGTTCTGGAACTGAGTATTACCAGCATTCGCAATTGCTTGCGTGACATTCTGGTTGTATGGGTTCATGTAGCTGTTGACGTTGCTATATGCAGGCGTAGCCGCACTACTCAAGTATGGTTGTGCCGCCGCCAATCCACCCTGTCCAGGAGCAATTGATCCTTGCACAGTACCAACGCCCTGATTGACCAGGTTGCTGGAGGCCTGTGTATTACGCAGCGCGTCCCCAGACAGACCCTCAGATGCTGAGTACGCGCGCTGCGTCAACGGATCCTGGCCGGCGATGCGTGGTCCGTTATACGTCTGATATGGCTGTGCGGCGTACTGCGCAGCCGAATTCAGGATCTGCTGCGTATAATTCGTATACCAGCTCGGCAGCGCGGTCGAGCTTTCGCTCTCCTGCTGACTCTGTCCTGGTGTCGTACCAGATGTGAGGAACCCAAGGGCTCCGCCTGAACTACTCATTACTGACCGCCCATATACTTGTGAATTGGCTTCGCATCTGGCGCCATTTTGCCCTTTGCTAAGGCGGTCCCTTTATGGGCGCGAACATTCTTGCGGAATTCATCCAGACGTTTGGCGCCTGCGCTATTGTCGCCGTTGCCGAGCATCGACACGAGCTGGGCATCCATCACGTACTCGCCATTGGCAAGTCGCGCCGGAATGCTGTCGGAGGTCCCATCACCGGGACCCGTGACGTGCCGGCTCGTGCCAGGATTCATGGCGGCATGGAGCGCGCCCCGCATCGGCATTGGGTTGGCACCGCCTTTAGCAAACGGCTTCGCGGCCTGCATGCGCTGCATCATCGTACTCGGCGGGCGCGGCTGTTGCGGGGCACCCATGGGAGCCGGTGGGGCGCCCTGTGGAGCCGGCATAGGCGAGCGTGTCGGCGCAGGCGGTGGGCCCATCATTGCCGTATTTGGTTGACCCATCATCGCCGGACTCATGCCCATATTGGGCACCATTCCGCCCATATCGAATGTCGGAACGTGACCACCGCGCGCCATGGTAACTGGCGCTATTGGCGCTCCTTTACCTGTAACCTGTTGAAAGAATTGATGTTCAGGCCCGGTTCCGTAGGTGAAATAGGACGGCGCCGGGGGTGCGGCAGTCTTCGGTGCGTACCCCAAACCGTTTTTAGCACCTGCATAATTCGCGAAATTATAGCCACCATTTGGCCCGTAACCTGCCGTCGAGCTGCCAGGTAGCGCGGGAAGCGCGCCCATAGCCGGCATATTCGGGAGTTTGCTGCCAGCTGCATTCTGTTTGTAGTTTCCATAGGCGCTGAGAAGCCCTATGGCGGCCTTTAGGGCGGCGGTGTTGCTCGTATCACCCCCACCAAGCCCGAGTGAGCTGAGGGCTTTAGAGAGCGCCCCACCGATGCTTCCCTGGCTGGGATTGGATGGCGTATTGGCGGTCGACGCCGCCGGCATCGTGGTCGCATCAGAAGTGTCATTACTGATATCCGAGTACGACGGCGCACCGCTATTACCTGGTGAGGCCTCCGGCGCGCTATAGCTCGTGTCTGTTGCCGAGTACGGTACGCCAGGGATGTCGTAATTAGTCGGATCAAATGATGGATTGGTGTAGTCGTCGAGCATGGTTAGACACTGTTCTGCTTGTTGATGCCCGTGCTCTGGATATTGTTCATCACATGGGCGGTTGCGAAATTAGGTGCTGTGGGTACGGCGGTAGCCGTCACGGGTGGTTGCGCTGGCGCAACTCCGGTAGTCTTGAAGAATTGGGCTTCAGGGCCCTGCCCGTAGTGGGAATAATCGGTTACCGGATTAGCGACCTGGGTGCGTGGCGCGTACCCGTAACCCGAGTAGGATCCGATGTTGGTAAGCGCAGATGGGGTAGTTGGTAATGCCGGGATGCTACTAGCTGGCTTCACTGCCGCTGGAGCCGCCGACATGATGGGTGGCTTAGATACCGTCGGAGCTATAGCTCGACTCGTTAAGCCTGCTGCTATTGTACCACCTAGGTTACCGATGACTGGACTGCCCGTTGCCTGGCCCAGTGCCCCAGAGGCGGCACCGCCAATTCCTCCGACAAGCGCACCAGCACCTGGCTTACCACCAGTGATTGCCCCTCCGAGTGCTCCAGTGCCGGCACCAATAGTTCCCCTCACTAATCCCGCCGCAACAGTCGGATTGATGCCGACCTTAGTAAGCGCGCTTGTGGCTGGCGAGGAAACAGACCCTAATGCGCCGCCAACGCCCCCCAGTGCACCCCCGATGCCGATTTTCTGAAGGACCTTTCCACCAGATAGGGCAGAATTTATAGCACCAGCTAATGCCCCGTTTGCGGCGCCTGCGCCAATGGTGCTGGCTGTTGTAGCGGTACCCCCACCTAACCCAGCGGCAGTCAAGCCAAGGCCAGAGCCGATACCAGCAGTCGCAGCCCCCACACTCAACCCCAAGGCTATCTTGTCAAGTAGAGTTGGCTGGTGAGTGATATTGTACTGCTGAAGATTAAATCCCTCTATACCCTTGGTCAGGGCCTGAGTATTAGCTTGATCCTGAGGACTGCCATCATGCGGCCAACCAGGATATGGTTGCTGTATGCCGCCTGGAATCTTTGCGCCAGGCACGAGCGCACCCATGTCTCCGATAGCTGCTCGTTGGGCTGGAGTCATAGCCGCAGCCTTAGCGACCAGCGGGGCGGTTTGCGCAGCTAATCGATTTGCGGCATTGAGTGCGCTAGAAGGATTTTCATTAACCCCTATGCGAGTGCTGCTCATGCTGCTACCCGTGGCGCTGATCCGCGCGCATTTGATAAACACTCAGTCAGTGCCCGACCCCAATCTCGCCAATCGTCGAAGGCGTACGGATTCGGTGGGTGCAGGCTGCCGAGCTGCGGGTTACTGAAGAACGTCACACCCCAATCCCGCCATTGCTCGCCGTCAAGCGGCACCATGTCGGTATACTGACCCGTGATGTAGATCACCGCATCAGCCCAGGGTGCCATCTCCATATTTCCAGGATCCGGGAGTTGCATTACGTATCCCTGGCGCCGTCACTCTGCACGGTAAGTAATGACTTGCCAGCCTGGAAGTCCCCGCCAACGACGTTGCTTTGAATATTTAGGCGAAGGATCTTCGCTGTATCTTTTAGTGGCACGATCAGGTTGAGCGGATTAGGAGGATTGGCTGGCAAGGTTACTTGTGATCCCTGGATTGGAGTCATACTCGCATTATTCTGCTTGAGCACAGTGACCTGTAAATCACCGGTCTGGATAAAGTCTGGTTGCAGTGTCTGCAAAGACAAGGTCGCATCAGATGGTGGTTGGGCGTTCCAATTGGTGATGCACCCAGTGGTGTAAAAAGATTTCACTGCGTTCAGCGCTGTTCCGTTGACCTCATCAACTCCGTTCTCGTGCTGCCAAAGATCAAAGTATGTTTTATTACCGCCGGTTACCGATGACTGGTAGCCTGCGGTACCAGCCATGATATTGCCAACCAGGCTGTCGCCGTGTAAACCAGAGCTGCGGCCACCGTTTGGTAGAACCGTGTCGTACCAGTTCTTCTCGCGGTAGTTGTAAACTACGGCGTGGCTGCACTCAGTATTCGCACCACGCGGGTAGCACCACCAGATCTCACCGTACCGTGGGATCTTCATGGCGAATGACTTGCCCGCATTGGTCTGGTTGATGTTATCGAAGAACCAGTTAAGGTTGAGTGAGTTGGGTATCTCTTGTACGACGCCGTTATACATGAGAAATCTGTCAACACCTGCCCAGTAGAAAGCCCCATCGTGCTCGATTACGCACCGGTCACTGAGCAGCGAACTCTGGGTTGTGAGCTGATCGAACTGCCAGGTTCCGTTGCCGATGCCGGTGAATGTCGCCCGGACCACACTATCCACACTCCAGAAGAGACCAGCAGGACTGTATCCACCTCCGCCGCGCAGCGGAAGACCCTTGAGGATCTTCTGGTTCGTTATCTCTGTCGCTCCGACGAACAGACTACCCTGAGTAGATCCCACGAAATCTGTTGGATTTCCTGGAGAACTCCAGCCAAAGTACCCATTGTTGCCGTAAACGATGAGATACGGTGCCAGGCTCACGAGTCCGCCTGAGATACCGTTCGGGAAGAGCGCCTGCTGTGTGCCGCCATGACCATCTGAGCCGGTTCCGAATCCCTGTACCTGAACGAAACCTGCGCCAATGTTATAGATGTTCGCCGCGTACACCGGGAAGTTGGCGGAATTCGTCGGATCTAGTAAATTATTAGCGCAGTGCGCAAATAGTAGCGTGTTCCCGGTAGATCCATCGAGCTGCGAGTCGAACTGCCAGCTATTGGTCGCGCTCTGACTAACATTCGCTGTCGTCGGATTAGTGGTCGGAGGGAATGCGGGATTTGTGATGGCCGATGTAACGCCGAAATTGTCCATCGTGAAGGCATCTATACCGGTCTGATTACCGCTGAATATATATCGATACCCGCTCTGTGCCTGGCTGAATAGCGCACGGCTGATGCTTGTCAGGTATGGCTGGATGACTTTATAACCGCCCATCTTGCGCGGCAGTCCGCGCTGCCATCGGCACCATTGCCCGTCTGTACTCTGCATTCCGGCCAGCATCGTGCCATCTCTCTGGATTCCAGGAGCTGACGCGAGCTGAATGATTGACATTATAGTAACGCACCAAATAGGAATGCATCAGCCACAGATGGCGCACTCATGGCTGCCTGTGCACCCGCGTTATTGGCTGCCGTGAAGACGGCTATACCGGTAGATGTTCCACCTAGATTGATGAGAGCACCGCCGGCCGTTGTCGCACTAGTGCCGCCCTGGCTAATTAGCACTGGTACGGTGGTGATAGCGCTAGCTGGGGTGGCAATACTGACATTCGCACCGTCGCTATAGAAGATCGCATTAGAGTTTTGGGCGAGTAGCGGCGGCCCGACTTGGGCGGCTGTACCAATTGCGAAAGTAAAGGCCCCAGTAGTCTGGTTATTAACCCAGTACTCCTGTTTCGTATTTGGCACAACAACAACTACGTTGCCAGTTGGTACGCCAGTGAAGCGGTATCCGATCTGATTTAGCTGAGTCCCGGTTAGTACATAGTTTCCGGTAACTCCGGTCAAGCTGATAGTAACGTAATTGAAGCCACCAGTGATGCTCGGCCCCAATCCAATCGTGTACCAGGTTGATCCATCGGTCACGATGAACGCACTGTCTCCAGGATTCATATTGAGCGGTGTGGCACCGTTAATTATATCTGATCCGCTGTTCGCGATAACCAGAACGGAGGTGCCAGAATTTCGGAGCTGTACATACCAATTAGGACCAACCGTGGCAGCAAGCGGTAACGTAATCGTGCCAGATCCGCCGATCCAATTCAGCAGCTTGGTCTGATCATTATTGCCGGCGACATAGTTTGTGCTGATACTGGTGACTACTATATCTTGGCCAAGCGTAGCGCCAACGGCCCTTAAACCCGGGCCGGCTAGAGCAGCAGCTGATGGCGCACTGATTGCGGCACCATACTGGAACGCGAACCAGGTGCCGCCAACCGTGGTATTGTTCTGCAGATAGAAGAAGAACACAGCCCCAGCTGCAATCGACGCCAGGCTAGTACCCGTGTTACTGAATATCGTCTGCGTAAAGGCCGACAGGTTATTGATGATCAGGAACGTGCCAACCCCGGTCTGATTGGCTGGAGGCAGAGTGAGGCTAGCTGCGACCGATCCTAACAGGATATCGATCAGTGGCGTCGCTAGGTTAGAATTCGGGGCTGTTTCAAGCGGCCATTGAAGAACAAGCGGAGTGGTGAGCGTAATCGCATTATATGCGGTCAATGCTGGGGCAACCAATGCGCCCGTGAAGATATTCGTGTACGTAGTCATCAGACTTCCTGCCTGGTCGATGTACGATCCAAGATGCCGTCACTTGATTCGGCGTTGAGTGTAGCCGCCGCCCGGTCATACATAGATTGCCAAGTAGCTATCCGTTCGTCGTTCTTGAGGAATGGCGTGCATTCGAGGAGCGCGGAATAGAGCAACAAGTTTGGCGCGTACTGGGTGATCCAGTTCGTGGTGTTTGTGGTATCGAGCAGCGCCGGCTCTTCGTAGTACACGATCTCGGCTGGATAGGCTTGATCTGGTGTAGGGGCTACGATTATGTTCTGGTAGTTGTACTCGGCGTAGAACTTGGGTGGCGCAGGAGTGCCGTATACTGTGGTGTTGGTCTGAGTGTCATCCGGCCAGTACTGACGGATGTATTCGTAGCTGCGCGGAAACACTGGATTGCGCGTGATCGGGGATACGATCCCACCACCAACGTTGATCGAGACAATTTTGCGCCAACGATCAGGTTTTGCGATGACGGCAACACCGGCTTGCATGGTAAAGGTCGACGCTACGATGAATCCGAGCACCTTAAGTTCACGACTGATTCTGCGCTCAGCCAGATTGATTAGCGATGGCAGCTGATTGAATACCTCTGGATCGAGCGCAGTACCACGCTCTAGATATACCTGTAGGTCGCTCTGCAACGACGCAAATGTCATCGCGACTGGCATTACCGGTGAACCTCGTGAGCGGCAGCCATTTCATTACGTAGATCAACGATAATGTGTTGCAAAGCAATTATCTCTGCATCCGCGTTGCGTCCGACGGTAAGGGCTTCCCCAGAAGGATCGAATGAAGATCCGCCTGCACGTGCGGCATCTCCGTCTCCACTGGTTGTACCGCTGGTGGTGCTGGGCACGGCGTCACCACCGGGAGAGCTGCACACGATGCCAAGATCGCCGACAGGAGGCAGAGAGATAACTTGCTTGTAAATGACTTGATCATGCTGGATCTCGGTGTTAGCTTTGGTCTCTATGGCCGCATCAGCTTTGGTAACTCGCGCGACCGCTGCGGTGGCGACGGCGACGTCCTTCTTGTGTTCGACGCTACGTTCGTGAATCCCGAACCACGCCAGGCAGCTAAGTAGTGCGACTGCTGCCGCCGCCATCAGGTATGTTTTTAGGGGAAATATTGGCACGGTACTTGTCCCAATCTCTGCCGCCATCGGCGTATAGTTTAAATAGATATGTGGAGAGGCCAAATAGACCTCCCGTAAGCATCGCGAAAAATGCGGTTACTTCGACGGTGCGCTCCGCTGGTGCTACATGGCAGTACCAGGTCGTGAGGTACGTGACCACCCATACGGCGGTCGCGAAGTAAACTCCAACCAGCAGGCGCGGGAAAATTCGTAGCGCGTCGACGACTTCGGCTATATCAAGCCATTTATCCCTTAATGGCATCTGGTGTAAGCTCTTGGGCCCCCAGCTGTGCCTCGACAGCTGTCTTAATTACGCGAGACAACCATCCCTTGCCATATCGGTCGAATTGCTTCATCTGGGTGTACTCATAGGCGCATTCAGTGAGGAATTGCGTGAGCACGATAAGTGGCGGGCTGGAGGTTGCGATACCGATCGTAAGCTGCCCAATAACCCCATCAGGGATCAATTTTAGGCTACGTTGGAATGCCTTGGAGGCCCCAACAACACCCATGTTCACGCCCTCCTTGAAGAGCGCCCCAGCAACAGCATCTGGGAAGTTGTCGCACTTAAGGGCATCCCAGAAATCGGTTAGGTAGATGCCCTTGGCTTTGGCTAGCGACAGACTAGCGATATCGATCTTTGGATACGCGGCTGCACTGATGCCGTACATCGTGCCGCGCAACTCACCGGTATTGACTGCGCCACCGGTCCAATTGCCGGGATCATTCTCATCGTTGGAGTACTTACCCTCCAAACCGATGAGCTGAGAGAATGATGTATTGAAGCTCATTTTCCACCACTCTTTATTTTGTAGTAGATGGATACCATGTAGAACAGGAACGCAGCTATCCCTGATAGCATCGCAACTGAACCTGCGCCGATAGTAAACCAGACCGCGTGATCATTTGCCCAACTAAGCGCTGACGCGCCGGCCGTTACCCCGGATACCACCAGGGCGATGTGCGGCTGATTTGTTCCCATGTTATGCGACTGTTGCATCGGCTACCATGTCCTTGGCGGCGGTCTCGACTGTGGATACGACTTTATCGGCTGCGGCCTTTACCGCCTTAGCTTCAGATTCTACCTTGGCTTTTGTCTCCTGGAGCAAGGCCTCAGCCTTGTGTGGCGTGAAATGCTCCTCGACGAGGGCGACATACTTCTGTATGTCTTCCTTGATCATGCTGAGCTGCGACTCGATGTCGTTCAGCAGCTCGTGAGAAAGTTTGCTCGGTAATTCCGCCAATCCGGCGAGAACCCGCTTTACACCCTCTTCAGTGAAAATCAACAGTGAATTTGCCATTGTCTTTCCTTTACTGTAATGAATACGTAATCGTCCAGTGGTCAAATCCTTTGACCCCGGATGCTGTGAATCCCGTGGATGATAGAACCCCGGTGGCCAGAACATCGCGGTAAAATTGTATGGTTCCAGATCCATTGGTTATGAACGCCGCCCCTACGACATCCGTACTGTTATCTTCAATGGCGCATGGAACGAATGACGTCAATGTCGCTGGTTGTAGCGCAGCAGGTAGTCCCGTCATAGTCATAGCAGTAGTATTGGAAGTGCCGGAGAAATGACCTTGTAATGTCGCAGTTTGTCCACTAATAGTCCATGTGACGGTTCCAGTAGTTCCGGCCGTCATTCCGGTGAGCGTACCGGTGAATGTGCCAGTACTGAGTAATGGAATTCCGTTTTGATAGACACCATTGGAGTTGATATTTCCGTTGCCACCTAAAGCAGTGGCAGTGCCGAGCCGCAAGGACCCCTGGAATAGATGGTCCAATCCGGTGGCATCTGTGGCATTACCGTATTGCATGGCCGTGATGATGTTCGCCGCACGAGTCACGTTGAGTGCGTTCTTTGTCGTAGATCCTGCGTCGTTGCTTATCTTTATGGATAACACTGTGGCCGAGGCAGATAACTCCCATGTCTTGGCGTCGGTAGCACCACCGGTATTGACAATTGATATTGCCGGCGCGGTGCTGTTGACCATGATAGCGGCATTACCTGCCGTTCCGCTGGTAGACTGTACTTGAGAAAATATATGCTGCGCTGTCCAGGTCGGTATGATAGCCTGACTTAAGGCTGGTGCGCCATCGCTACGCAGGAATGTACCCGCAGAACCATTAACCACAGTGAGACCGACCGTGCCGGTTGGATTAGCACCACTGGCACCCGCGCTTATGGCCGTACCATTGATGTAATAATTGCTATCTACATTGATAGTGCCGGCGCCTTTATCTCCACCAGTGGGGCTTCCTACTTGGATGCCGGTGGTATTGATTTTAAGTGCAGAAGATCCGGCGAAACCGGTAACGGTTAAGGCAATACCACTGGTAGGAGCATTGATGGTGACATTACCTGCATCAACTACCTGAAATAATGTGGCAGTATATGCATCATTGAGGATCTGTAATGCGCCATTTATGGCCCTGATAGTTTTGGATGGATTGGTTCCGCCACCATTTATTCTTAAATTGCATCCGTTGGTATTATTTACGTCATTAAATACCACCAATGATGTAGTTCCACTACCGGTAAATGATCCAGCTACCTTAAGTGTTTGTCCGGTCGCCGCATTGGCGCCAGTAAGATTGACCGCAAATGATCCGGATAGAGATGTTATTGCAAGCGCATCACCGCTTGCCGGAGCAGCAATTGTGACGTTACCACCAGTACCCACAGATAGAGATGCCGTCCCGCTGACTGCCTGTAAAATAGTTAATGGATTACCACCGGGATTAGGAGGAACAATGGTTAGTTGCCCGTATCGGCTCTCAATCCCATTGCCGAGTTTTCTCATCTTAGGTGAACTCACTCACGAACATCGTGGCGTCGACACTAGCCGCCACACTAGATTTGACACGAATAGACCATCCATTGACGAGAGTAAACTTGAACCAATCTGCCCCCAGTAGCAAACTATCACCAATCGCTACTGGGGTTGAGAATGCTAGATTGGTATCATTCGCGCCATCATATACGGTGACCGTAACGTTGACCGCACCAGCAGAAATGTTACACACACTAAGACCAGTTGCGATTGCGCTAGATGCCGGTGTATATCCGCCGATTTGAGTAAGTACTGTACCGATGGCGCGACTGACCTTCGGACTGACGATTGTAACTGTTTGCATTAATAATCCTAAGGCGTAGTAGCCGCTGTCCAGGTAGTGCCACTACCAGCAGAAGTGTTTGTATATAATCGCGCGCCCGCGCCACCAGTAGTGTTGCTATAAATTGATCCTTCAGCAGCAGAGAATGTCGGCGCACCAGCACCGAAATAGATTCCAAGATTGGCGGTAGAGCTTACGCCAATCCCGCATGCTGCCGACCCGTTTGCTGGTGGTGCTGTAGTGTTGGCGCTGATAAATCTTGCCCCTGTAACTACATTGCCGCTACCAGCCAATCGGCTAAATCTGAAATTCTCAGAGGCATCAAGATTTGTGCCCCATGGAGTACCGCTCAAATCAGCCCAACGCACATGATCTTGACTGGCGTCATAAATGCGCAGAGCCTCATTAGCGACATTGGCCAACTGCGCAAGAGCATTGACATCATTACCTAATCCCGCCACTACAGCACCGGTCATTAAACCGCTCTGTACAATTCCATTGGTATTAGACCAATTGACGCGGCAACCCGCATCCAATGTCGGATAATTTACACCGTTACTAGAGTCTATTGCGATGAATGTGTTCTGTATCGGATTGTAGCCGCTGGCAAGAGTTGCATTCCCGAGAATATTGATCGCATTGGCAGGAGTAGTATCGCTAAAATGAAAGAAAAGATTGCTATCTGAGGCGCTGTTATATCCATTAAGTTGAACAGATGGGACAGTGCTGCCCGCATTTCTATAATTTATGCAACTATAAAATACGTTATTATCACCGGCATCTATCTTGATCCCAACGCCAGAAGCATTGCTTAACAATCCATCCGTCTGTCCTAAGCATTCTATAAATGTGTTGAACGATGTATTGCCGTTGGTACTACTAGTGATCAGCGCATTAGTGAGCCACAACCCATGTGCCTGCTTTGCCGCCGCAGTGTCTATGCAACGCCAGTAGCATTGAGTAAAAACATTATGCTGGGTATCTGTATCTACTAGATTGGCATTTAGTAGTGTCGTCAATTGGTAAGCAGCGGTAATCGGGTGTAGTACGTAATTCTGCGTGAATATGCCATTCTTATGAGAAGTCATCTGGATACCGAATCCAGCCAAACTATTACATTCATACTGAATGCCAGTAGATCCGCATCCCTCAAGTGCAAATAATGATGCACCAGATGGAGAGGTAATAGCCAATATAGCAACCGTTGGAGCAGATCCACCGCCCCATGAAAATAAGGTTGCTGGGCTGCTGGTGTTGGATCCACCATTTCTAATATATCCGGCACCGGCGCCCCGGAGCTTCACGTTATTAGTGCTGATCAATAAACCGGCTCCGCCTGTTCCTATCTTGTACGAACCAGCCGGGCAATCACAAAAACCACCGCCTGCTGCGGCCACGGCATTGATCGCCGCCTGCACCGCCGCTGTCACATCAATACTTCCAATATAGAGCGCCACATTGGCCTGCTGCGCAGCCGTCATATAGTCGAATACGCTGATGGTCAGCGCCAGCTTCGCAGCAACCGTGGTTGCCACCCCACCTAGCGGAGTGTAGGTATCAGATGCGGTATTTGCGGCATTAAATAGTGCGGTATTATTGGCATTCACTTTACCGAATGCACTGAATGCGCTCTCACCAGCATTGACCGTGTTATCTATTACTTGTTGAGTGATTGTCATGGTATGGGTGCGTAACTAGCTGGGGCACCAGCAGTATAAAATACGGATCCGGCGAAGACGGTCAGTAAACCAGCTGACCAGAAATTCTGGTTATTGAAGTCATCCTGCTGTGATTGCGCCAATGTCAGGATGAGAGGCTCGTCTGGGCGCACGAACTCAAGGGTGATGTCCTCGGTTTCGCGCGGCGGCAGACGGTATGGGTCGTAGTCGTCGACATCATACCGGCAGACCCTGAGGCCCGGACTATTCGGATCCTCCATGAGATCCACGATTGGAAACTTAAGGCTACAGCGACCGCAGATTCCTATCGCCAGCGACGAAAGTCCCCTTGTGTCAAGGTAGTACCCCATCTCCGGCTACCGAGTATATTGCCGCAAATTGAACTGGAACTTGATTGGCGACTTGTCGCGCTCTTCCGTCCACGTAGTGCGCAGCATCTGCGGCAGCCGGGCCTGAACCATCGCAATCCGATCTGGCTTCGCCTCAGGTGTGACAAACGCGAGCGCGTCGGCGAGAATGAAGATCACCGTATAGAACCAGCGCGTCGGCACCTCGATGGCCTGCTGCAGCGTGCCGATGTCCATGATCATCCGTTGCCGGTAGACCGGCATCAGATTCTGGGATGCAAGCAGATCTGGTTGCGGCCACAGAGCCATAACCGGGGTGAGCTGACGATCCAACCAGAACTGCAGCGGACGGCCCTGGAAGAACTTGTTGGTCATGTTCCAGTAGTCGTCCTTGTTCATCCTGTACATCATGATGTCGTTCGGCGTGTTGTAGACGCGGGCGGCGGTCACGGACAGAATAGTCACGGGGACGGTAACAGTCGGGATCACGCGCCAGTACCGGCGGGCGTTGCTGTTGCTCATATCATACCAGATCGTGCCGGATCCCGCACTATTGGTGAGTCCAGACTTACCAACCTGCGTCCAGTTGCTGTTATCCTCACTCGACTGGAAGATGACAGGCACGGCTGCGCCTACCCAGTCTATGGCCCAGGTCGCTACAAAGGTGTCGTTATTGGCCCCGAGGGCATTCAGTCCAAAGTCAATCGTGAACGCGGTCGCCGTGTTCGTAAACGCCGCCGGGGTGACATTACTCATCGTGCGGAAGAACGCCCGGTTTACGTCATTGGTGCCGTTCGGCATCACGTACTCACGCTGCCCCTGGGTCAGGGTAATCAGTGTCTTATCTAGGCACCAGAGCGGGTTCGCGATGTTCACCTGATCGGCCAAACAGATGCCAAGCAGATCCTGGGCAATCGTGATCTTCTCGCCGACGATCTGCTGAGGAGTCAAACCCAGAGCTCCGTAAGCTCTGTCGATAACTGTCCTAGTATCCCAGGAGGTAGTCGTTACTGTGCCGGTCGTGGAAAGGGCCATCTAGGGTCTCCCGGCTTGCCCTGTAGGCTGGCCCGTGGTCGAATTGTTACTTGTGCGCCCGGCCGCCGCGCTTCATTGGGGGCGCGCCAGGGGCCTGTGGGGCCATTGCGCCCATCGCCCCGCCTGGGGGAGCTCCCATGCCTGGCGCCATTCCTGGGGGCGCTGCGGGGCCCTGGGACGGCATCGCGGCACCACTCAGAGCTCCGGCGAGCGCACCAAGCGCACTGGCCTTCGGGCCCTTGGGCTTGTGGCCCTTGGCGTGGATGGCTGCGTTCTTGCGCGGGCTAGTCCCTCGGCTGAGTCCGCCCATCGCCGCCTTCGCGACGCCCGACTTCATCTCCACCCGGCTTCCTGGGGAGGTCTTCGGCGTGCCGGCGTGGCTCTCGGCCTTGCTGGCGTTGGCCGGTTTGACGGGAGCCGGCACCTTGCCAGAACTCGCTTTCCCGCTCGGCACTTCACTGTGGGTGGCTTTTACCTTGCCGCCGTGCGCGTAATGGCCGAGATTCTTGATCCGGCCACCTTTATTGAAGTCTGAGTACCCACTCATCCGTTCAACATTGCCGGACTGCTTCGTAGCCGGCGGCGTGCCCCGGCCCTCGGTGGCGAACTTATTGCGCGCCGCCGACTGATTGCTATCCTTCTCGCTCATCGGGGTCCGCTTGGGGCTTCCAGGACTCACGGCATCATCTGCGTTCCAGGATGCTTTTCGGCCCATTCCTACTTTACCAGTGGCGGTACCGATGTCCGCGCTCCCGCCATTTGCGTAACAGCCAGCGGATCCACCCTTCGCGTACCGCATCGGGGTCGACGCCACGTGACCGCCGCGTGCATATCCTTTGATGGTCGGCCGGGGTGGTGATGGGGCGAAACTGAAGTCTGAGACGTACTGTACGGCCATACTAGAATCCTATCGTAAAATTGACTACCACGATCCCGAATGCGCGGTTCGCAGTGTAAGAGACCAGAGTGCCGGCTATCGTGCCGGAAAATGTGAGCGCAGGCGTCTGCGGGACATTGGTGCTGATGTTCAGCACGGCAAGTGGCGTGGTTGGCAGCGCACTGGCCGTCGACACCGTAGCCTTGGTCTGAGCTATCGCGTTCGCGATGTCCACACTACCAGTAGTAGCCGCCCCGTCACCAAATAAAGTGAACTGGAAAAAGCCCTGCGTGTAATTGGCCATTACGCGCCTACTGAACTATCACTCTGGAAGACCGGACCAAGCGTAACTGTTGCTGGGCCGGTAGTCACGTTTAAGCGAATAGCAGTAAGACCCAAACCGGTGATGTTGAAAGGTTTGGAACCTCCAACAGGACTACTTGGAATTGTCGTCCATTGTGGATCACCAGCTGCTGTATAGCCTGCTGCGAAAACATCAGAGGTTGTGTACTCTACCTTGTAAGTAGATACTCCGCCATCGACAATAGAACCCCAGATATTGATGGGGCTGGCTCTCGTGTCAGCTGGAATCGGTACGCTAACCGCTACGCCGGTAACAATAATTGGCGTTGAGGAGATTTTCATACTGGCTTACGCCTGGACGACGCCAACCAGTAATCGTGCGTCGATATTCGTGGCCTTCGTCGCCTGCGCGGCAACCGGGACCTGGAATACGATCAATTTCTTGGTGCCATCGGAGGCAGACTGCACCGCGTAGGTTCCGCGCACGTCGCCAGTAGTCGTGGTCGCCGGGCTGGTGATGTCGGCCGTAGTCCAACCAGTGGCCGCCGTAATCAGGACGCCATTGTAGTAGAGATCCGTGTACTCAAACAGATCAGAACGTAGCGGCAACCCAAAGACGTCCGTGGTCCCAATTGAGAGCGTACCAGTCGTCACGCCGGCACCGATTGCCTGCGCCGAGCTGATGTACTTGAATGCTTTCTTTTGTGTGGTAGAAATGCCGGTGCCAACGATGGTGATGCTCTCACTCATCGCCTGCCCGTAGATATCGAAACCGCGTACGAGCACACTGCCAGTTGCCGCACCCGATGCGGTCACACTGAGCGTACGAGAAACCAGCTGAGCCGGGTCGTACACGTTCGCAGCGCCGGCTGCGATGACCGGTGATGCAACGATGCCGTACAATCGATCGGCGGAGCCAACAGCAGATGCCGTAACAACGGTAAGCGCCGGGCTGGAGACCGTAATCGTACCAGCGGCAGACACAACAGAGCCGGCGGCTGCTGCCGTCGGGGTCGCAAGAACTGTAGTGAAGAGAGGCGTGGTCGAGGTAGCGCCAGCACCTGGGATGATGAGCCTCTGACCAGGATAGAAGAAGCGGAGCGCATAAGCCGCACTCACGGGGCCCGTGATCGTGACGGTGGCCGCAGCCGCGCCAGTGGTCGTGGTGCAGAGCGCCATACCAAAATCGAGTGCGAGCACGTTAACCTGGGCGGTGCTTCCCGGGGTGATTCCATTGCCTTGCGGAATAAATGGCACGTTGACCGCGATGCCGGCAGTGTTCGCAGAAGCCAGGGTGAAGAATCCACCATTGGTCGCGGCCTGTGCGGCGGCGATATTGGCGGCGCCGAGTGCGCGCGGGATACCCACGAGATTCTCGGTGATGTTTGGTACGAACCAGGCGTTGACACCACCCGAACTCGGGGCGGCGGTCGCGGCGCTGACGTACCGTGAATCGATTAACGCATTGCCCTGGTAGTCGATATTCGGGCCGGCGTCTGTATTGTCAACTTGAAGTGGGTTATCGCTTCCGTAGAGAACGATAGGGCCCTGATAAGATGTTCGCATGTAAATTTATTCCTAGACTCATGCCTCGGGCGCCTTCACTGGTCGTGCCTCAGCTGTCCGTAAAAAAAGCCCTACCGGGCGGCAGGGAATGTGTTTTGCAGGTTATAGGCTGTAAATCTGCGTAGAAATACAGGTTATAATCTACATTTATTGCAGGTACTCGATGGCCTTTGCCAGTACCGCAGGATCGTGAGAAAAACAGCCAATGCCTCTATTACAGGCTTGGCATAAAAGGCCACGCACCTTTCCGGTATCATGGCAGTGATCGACGGCAAGGCGCAATACCTTACCATTAGTCGTCTTGTTTTCCGGCTTACCGCAGATCGCACAGGTGTGATTCTGCTTGATTAACTGCGCATCATACCAGGCGGAATCTATTCCGTAGGCGTAACGCAATGCCCGGTCGCGCATTGTGGCGCGAGGTACTTTTCCCATTCTGATTCTAGCATCCGCCAGTTTCTCTGGGTGCGCCTTATACCATTTGCGCATGTAATGCATATTGCACATACCCTTTGCTTGATGTGGTTTACCACACCCGGGTTCAGAGCAAATTTTTTCTAACATCGAAATCTCTCCTGGTTATTATGCCAAGAGAGATTATATCACATTTCTGAAGGAATTGAGACTAGAGACCAGGCGTTCCATACAAGGCACGTGGGTCAGTGAAACCGACCGCATAACGTTCCGTTGCTTTGTAACGCATTGAATCCGTTTCAAAATCACCCTCCATACTTTTCTGCAAACCTCTACGTTGCACCAGTTTCAACCCCTCCGGTGCATCGGTCTGGACGAACCAGGCCGTGGTAGACGTGAGACGCGAGAGGTTCGCTTGACCGCCCGAGAGCAAGCCCATGGACTTGACCGGGTTGATGTCGTTCTGCGCACCACCAGTACGGAGCACGCTCTTCAAGAGCACCTCGGACTGGAACAGGTTCGAAGGCGCGACCACCAATTTCTTGGGTTCGAGGCGGATCTTCTTGCCGTTATTGTCGACCGCAAGCCGGATCTGGATCAGGATCTGTTCCAAACTGGTCTGCGACAGCGCCGCAGAGGTTGCGAGTTGGTTGCTGAACGATCCAGCGTTCTGGATCGGGTGAGCCGCGTTGATCAAGCTCACGCCGTCGCCGCCGACGAAGCTCGCATTGAAACCACGGTTGATCACGTTGGCGCACAACGTTTCCTTGGTCTCGACCAACGACTGCGCGAGATGGCGCGAGTACGTCTGACCGATGCGGATATGGTCGCCGTCTTCAACGAGGACCTTGGTCAGCGCGAACGCCAAACCGTAGACCTGGTAGAAGTACCGGTAGACGAACAACTGTCCGCCGGCCTGGTAGGTGACCGGTTGGCCGTCAGGCAACAGAGGGGCTGCGCTGAAGCCGAAGAGCACAGGCTCTTCATGGTAGGCACGAGGGATGCCAGTGATCTGCTTGAAGACTTGATTCCACTCGTCCGCGCGCTGCTCGTAGACGCCATCGAACTCTTCGTTCAGGATGGGTTCCACGATGTTGCGGAAATCAGTACTTCGCATTGGGGCTGCCATGTTCTGGTGCTCCTATTAGATCGACACGACTGGGGC